TGGAGAGACAGCATTCAGAAAGCATCCTTTCGTGGGATACCATTTCAACTTGAAGATTCTTCTTCCGAAACGGGCAGACGTGCGGTAACACACGAGTATATTCAAGCAGTTACGTACGTAGAGGACCTTGGAAGAAAGACAAGGAAATTCCAACTCAATGGCTGGGTATGTGGAGATGACTTCGAGGCACAGCGCGATAAGCTAATTGAAGCCTGCGAAAAGCCAGGATCGGGAATTCTAATTTTTAGTGACTGGAAGGGCGCAATTACTTGTGTTTGTGAATCTTGTACCGTTACAGAAAACAAAAGCGAACAGAGGATTGTTAAATTCGCGTTTTCCTTCATTGAGACCGGCCTACAATTTTCAATTGTCACCAAAACCACTGGTAATTTACAAAAAGGCATACCGGGCGCTATTGCTAAGATAGGCGAATATTTCGCCATGGGTCAATCCTTCTTGAACATGCCCGCCGAGATGATATCACAATTATCTGGCGAATTAGAGAAACTAACAGGCGTCTCAGTATGGGGCCTGCTTTCTGGCGTTTCAGCACTAAAATCGTTAGTGAACTGCCCTATTAGCCTTGGCTGGGAACTACCCGCTCTTGCATCCAGCTTCACGAGCGTATTTAATAATGATTACTCTACCCTAGGTACCAGGTACAGCTTAAAAGGCTTAACCAGTTCGATTTACACTAACCCAGAATTGAACACGTTTTCATCCACTGGCGGCAATATCTATTCAACGGCAGTAGCACAACCTGAGTTCGAGATTGTAGAAACTAACGGCCAAGTAAGTCAAACGAACACCATTGATGCTAGGCAGGCGCTGCAAACTTACCTTCAAATCGTAAACAACCAAGTTACGCACGTTTCAGTATACAGCCCGTTAACTGAAGTTCTTAACCGTGAAGGCAAGCGCGTAGAGCTATTAATCAAATCTAATTGCATACTGGAAGCCTGTATGGCTTCTACCGTAATTGATTTTGAGTCAGTTAACGAAGCTCAGTTGATCTGGTCCGACATAATGGCTGGATTCGAGCAAACCATTGGTCTAGCAGCGTAAATAAACGACGATGCCAGTTACAAGATTCTGAGAACTCAAAGAGCACTGTTCCAAAAAGATATACAGGAGCGTGCACCGTCACTCTCGAAAGTTTTACATCTTGAGTTGAATGATATCACCCCTAGCCTCGTTTTGTCCTATGACGCCTATGAAGCCATTGACCGTGTAGACGAGGTTCAACTACGCAATAAAATTCGGCACCCCGGATTCTGCTACGGTTCAGTAGAGATTCTTTCAGATGAATAGAACTTCACGGATAATATTGCGGGTTGGAGAAATTGATTATACGGATTTTTGCGAGTCTCTGGAAATAACGCGAGCAATCGACAATACCGCATCCAGTTTTCAGTTCACATTATCAAACACAAATTACGACGATATACGGATACCTCCTGGCACATTGGTTCAAATTCTTTATGAAAAAGAACTACTTGTAACTGGCTATATGGATACAGTTCAAATAAACTACTCAGCTACCAGCCACGCAATGACATTCTCGGGACGTAGCAAAACCAAGGATTTAATCGACTGTTCAGCTTTGAACAATGCCCAATTCGTAAACCAAAACGTGTTCACCATTGCTAAGGCATTGGCAGCTGATTACAACATACCCGTTGTTTTGAGCGGCATTAGTCAGAAGGACTTACCTCTGATTCCTAATTTCCAAGTAGAGCAAAACGGCTCTAGCGTGTTTAGCGCACTGGATAACATAGCCAAATTGTCAGGCATAGTGTTCAGCGATACGCCAGAAGGCGCTTTGATCATCACAAAACCAGGTAAACTGGTAACTAACAATAAGATTGTGGTTACAGCCAAGGACAACACCGCCGTTCTGTCTTGCGATTTTAAGATAAGCGAAGCCGACCGTTTTAGTGAAATTCAGGTTAAAGGCCAGAACGCAGGAAGCGATACTAATTTTGGCAAGAACGTTTCTAAGCCTTTGGGTATTGCCCGCGATCCAGAAATGGGAAAAAGGAGAAGGCGGGTAAAGATTATTCAGGCCGACGCACAGATGGACAGTGACGCAGCTAATCGAAAAGCTATGTGGGATATGAAATGTAGTGCGGGGAAGAGCACAGAAATTCAATATAGCGTTCAGGACTGGGCCGGAAATGGGGCTCAGCTATGGCGGGAAAATATGCTCGTAGAGATTACCGACGAATATGCGGGCATAAAAAACGTTTGGTTGTGCATTGGCAAGATCACTTACCAGAAGTCAATCAGCCAAGGAACTACGTGCCAACTGACATTAAATCCAGCAGACGCTTTTTTACCAGACACAGCAGTGGCAGGGTCAGAAACAGACGCAAACAGCCACGGACCTAAGATTAAAGTCAGTCAGTTACGCAAGGACATTGGGGCGTCAACCAGTTCACACTGGAACGGCGGAAAATTAGAAGTTACGAAGGTGAAATGATGCAATTAAGAAAAGGCGTAATAAACTTCGTAGATAACGCTGGAGCCAAGATGCAGACGGCTCAAATAGAAGGCATAGCTGGCGAATTGGCAAACGGTGTTGAAAACTATCAGCCATTTGGTTTTACGTCGCACGTAGTGCCATGCGACCCAGTCACTGGCGAAGGTGCTGAAATAATTTTAGGCGACTTGGGATCAGCCAGCCAACGCACTATCCTAGCGTGCTCCGATAGGCGCTATAGACCAGTGGTAACAAACGTTGGTGATGTGATTTTGAGCGGTATAGCGGACCTAACAACCGCCGCAACGCATGACTTAGCTACACAAAGGCTCGCGTTTACAAACGACGGGACTGATCAGTATAGGTTGATTGCCAAAGTTAATCACACATTGATTCAACAAAAATCAGATGACACGATTACACTGAGCAACGCACACGCCACTGTGATCATAGCGGCTGATGGCACTATGTCAATCACGGCGCCTACTTTAAACATTACAAGCAACGTTAACATTACCGGCAACTTAACCGTTTCAGGAAATGTCACTAACGCATCAAAGAACATTAGCAAAACCCATACTCATACGGGTGTTACAACTGGTTCAGGAACTACTGGACAGGTTTCTTAACGTGGACGCCATACAAATAAACTTGCAAGACCACGGACTAACCACATGGCTTAGTCGTGAGTTCGAGGCCAGACGCGATAAAGCGGTTTCTAGGGTTGTGCAAAAAATAACGTGGAACGTCAGGGAAGAAATGATTGCAGCTGAAGTGCATAATATGACGCTGTCGGGCCATTTTCTACCGAACGCCACGCAGTACGAAAATGCTAAAGTATCTGGTATAACAACTAGCAGCCAGGTAGGTATCCTAACACGTGCCCACTTAATGCCGTTGATGTCAACCGACCCCGGAGAAAGAACACCGTTTAAATCTTCAACTAAATATATCGCGGTTCCTAGTAAGGCGATGAAACACAAGGAATCACCGTCATTCATAATGGATTCTGGCCGTGGTTTCATTGTAACTGTCAACGGTAAAAAGTGTATGTTTTTTCGTCACGGACCTGGGAAAAATGACATAACGTTATGCTACATTTTAAAGCCCCAAGTTCACTACGATAAGGACTTTCTAGGCTTTGATACGATAGTTAATAAGAATGGCGATAAGTTTGAACTTATGCTTTCGCAGGCGCTGCAAGGCACTTTACCGAGGACTTAGATAACATGGCAGCAATAAACTTTATATGTAACAATGACTTAGACGATCCTAACTTTGGCCTTTTTGATATCAGTTTTGATCAGGACTATAAGCTATCCTCTTCCATCTTGATGAGCCTTTTTACGGATCGTAGGGTAACTTATGAAGAAATGGACGACGGACAGAAAAGCCGCAGGGGCTGGTGGCACGACCGGCCAAACAGAAAGCTTGGTTCTAAGCTATGGCTATTGAAACGTAAATCCATCACGCCTAGATTGCTACCGATGATTAAACAAAGTTGTGAGGAAGCATTATCGTGGCTGGTGGAGGACTCTATAGCCGCAAAAATAACAGTGGACGTCCAAAGGCACCCACAAAATCCTGACTGCGTTCAAGCTT